TATCTGTACATTTAACGGAACATCTGGAACGCAAATTATAACATCAGCCGGAAAAACATTAGATTTTCCAATTACCTTTAACGGGATCGGTGGAACATTTCAGCTTGCGGATGCTTTAACAGTAGGCGCAACTCGCGCGTTGACGCTGACTAACGGAACCTTTGATGGCAACAATAAAACCATCTCTGGCGCGTCCGCGTTCAGTATAACGACGGGATCCGTTTCGATTGCCAATATCAGCACCGCGCTTCCGTTCACGCTCACATCGGGAACAATGACGCTTGCGGGTAACTGTGCCTTTGGCGCGTTCACGTTCACTGCGGGGAGTCTCGTATTATGAGCTTTACCCTTACTGTATCCAGCTTTACGTCTAGCAACGCAAACGTCAGGTCGATTGCTTTTGGTAGCAATGGGGCTATCACACTCACTGGCTCTGGCGCAGCTTGGAATACATTTACCGCTACAAACTTTACTGCGACGGGTTCGAAAACCGTAAATCTTACCTATTCCGGTGCTGTCGCCACCAGCATTGCGCCCGGTCCATTGAGCGAAGCTAATTCGCTCAATTTCAATGTGACGGCTGGTTCGTATGCGATCACAACATTTAATAACGCGGCAAACTATTTTGGTAGCGTTAACTTTCAAGGTTTCACTGGAACTGCACCGACTGCTGGCACGCTCAGTCTCATTTACGGCAACCTTACTCTTGGTACAACAATCACTTCATTTGGCACGACAGGAACGACAATTACGTTTGCTGGAACGGGGACGCAGATTGTCACAAGTAACGGAAAAACATTTAATTCCAAGATTATTCAAAATATCGTTGGAGGTACATTGCGCCTCGCAGATCCTCTTGCAATGTCCGCTACTGTTGACTTTGCCCTGCAAAACGGAATTCTCGATCTTAACGGCACAACGCTTACGGTTGGCGCGGTAAACAACGGATTTGTGACTTACTTAACGGGAACGCGGAGCATCTTGTTCAACGGCGGAACGCTTGTTTGCCCCTATGGCGGCTCAAACGCTTTTGCAAACAACGCGCCAACAGGGTTTACGACGTCAGCCGGTACGGGAGCGGGCAAAATTAGCTTTACGGCGTCTGCCACAAAGCAAATGCTTGGTGGCGGCGGTACTTACAATTGCACTGTTTCAAACGATGGCACAGGCGCGCTAACCATAGCGGACGCAAACATTATTGACACGGTCACAACGACCTCCGGCAATGTGGCGATTACCGGAAGCAACACTATCACAACAATTGCTAACGCGGTCCAGCCGGTTACGTTTACGTTTACGGCTGGAACGACGCAAACGATAACCAATTGGAACGTAAACGGTACTGCCGGTAATTTGGTTACAATTCAAAGCGCGTCTGCTTCTAGTCACACATTGTCTAAATCTAGCGGTATCGTTAGTGCCCATTATCTTTCAATCTCGCGGTCTACTGCGACGGGCGGCGCTGCATGGTATGCGGGCACTACCTCTACCAATGGAGGCAGCAATTCGGGTTGGATATTTGCTGCTCCAAATTTTCCGATAATTGCAAACAGTGGTACGTATGCGATAACAGGTAGACCCATCAACATATACCGCGGCACAAGTTTGTCTGCCAATAGTGGTTCGTATGCTGTAACAGGCAATTTGGCCATTATATTTCGCGGATTAACGCTTAACGTAAATAACGGGTCGTATACTTTAAATGGTCAATCTATTAGTATATACCGCGGAACCAGTATATTGGCTAACAATGGTTCATATTCTTTAACTGGTAATTCAATAAATATATCTCGCGGTTTTAATATTACCGTAAATAATGGTTCTTATATTTTAAACGGATACCCTATCAACGTATCTCGTTCTATTCTCATTACTGCTAACAATGGTTCGTACCTGCTTTCTGGACAAGCGGCAATCGTCGCAAGAAATGTCTTGTTCCAACCGCAAAAAGGCATATACTCCCTAACCGGACGGAATGCGATCATCACTTACACTCCAATTCGTCCGGTTGCGACGCCAACGCAGTACTTTGTGGAAATTCGGTCCTTTACGCAGACTAGGAGAATATGATGTCGGTTAACCTGAAAGCCATTACGACACGGTTGGGCTATCAGCAGATCACTTCTCTTAGCGCCTCCACGGCTCTGACGGTGCCGTACACCGACGTAAACGGCCTTAATTGTCGCCCGGTTATTGCGCTGATTACGCCTGAAGGGCAGGCGGTTCGTTGGCGCGACGATAACGTCGCCCCCTCATCTTCTGTTGGTATGCCGTTGGCAGTAGGCGTCACGCTTCAATACGACGGCGATCTTACCATGATCCGGTTCATCGAGCAGGTGGGGGGCGCCAAGCTCAACATCAGCTACTACGCTTAAAGGTGTTCCCATGAACGTCTCGCAGGACAACGCCCCAATGGACTACATGGACTATTTCACCAATCAGCTTCCCAAAAACCTCGCCACGATGGCGGCGTTGCGGGATGAATTGGCTGTGCGTCAGGGCGCGCTGTCTGCCGCGCAAGACGCTCTTGCTGACCGCGCCAAAGCCGCCGACGAACTTGTTGCTGCGCGAGCTACGGCCGCTGAATTAGTTGCTGGCGCTCAGGAAGCGCGCGCGGCACTCAGCCAAAATCAGGCGCAGTTTGTTGCCGATAAAGCGGCGTTTGACGCAGCGCAAGCTGACGCAAACAATGCGGTTGCTGCTCGCGAATCTCTTTTGGCTCGCAGGGAAGCTTCCTGCAACGCCAACGAATCCCGTCAGGCTGCTGTCGCCGCGTCTTTGGATGCTCGCGCTGCGGCTCTTGACGACGCTACGCAGGCTCTTGAAGCCCGTGTGAAGGCTTTCCAGCAGAAGGTGGCAAGTCTTTCCGCTTAACCGACTGGCCGGTAGCCAGGCGCTCCTCGGAGTAACCCATGAACGACGAAAACCTGAATGCCCCAGTGGACGCCCCGGTGTCCATGCCAGAATTGGAAGCTACGGCGGCTCCAGTTGCTGACGACACAAGGCCGGAGGAACAAACGACTGAGACGACCAAGACCTTCACGCAAGAAGAATTGGACGCCATAGTCGGCAAGCGCCTAGCAAGAGAACAGCGTAAATGGGAACGGGATCAGGCTCAAAAAGCCGCGCCCGCCATGCCGTCTGAATTACCCGCACCTGATCAATTTGATTCGGTCGAAACCTACGCGAAAGCGTACGCCGAACGAATGCTTCAGGAACGCGAAGTTCAGAAACAGCGGTCTGAATACGTTGAAGCTTACCACGACCGTGAAGAAGACGCGCGGGCAAAATACGATGACTTTGAACAGGTCGCGTACAACCCCAACCTTCGCATCACGACCGTAATGGCTGAGACGATCCAGACGTCTGATGTCGGTCCCGATGTGGCTTACTACTTAGGGTCTAACCCTAAAGAAGCAGACCGCATTTCCCGTATGCCGCCTATTTTGCAGGCCAAAGAGATTGGCAGAATCGAAGCACAACTGGCTTCGAGCCCGCCCGTCAAGAAATCTTCGAGCGCCCCGGCACCTATTGCACCTGTTACGGCCAGAAGCAGCGGAGCCCCCGCATACGACACCACCGACCCCCGGTCCATCAAAACGATGACCACGTCGGAATGGATCGCCGCTGAACGGGCGCGACAAGTCAAGAAGCTGGAAGCTTCGAAATTCCGTTAACTTTCTACGCCTGAAAGGCTGACCAATGGCTAATAGCATTCTTACAATCGACATGATCACCAGAAAGGCTCTGGAGATCCTTGAGAACAACTTGGTGCTTTCGCGCAACGTGAACCGCCAGTACGACGACAGCTTTGCTGTTGAAGGCGCGAAGATCGGCTCCACGCTGCGTATTCGCCTTCCCGATCGCGCTCTCGTCACCAACGGCGCTGCGCTTCAGGTTCAGGACGACAACGAGCAGTACACGACCCTGACCGTTTCGACCCAGAAGCACATCGGCGTGAACTTCACCTCTGCGGAACTTACCATGCAGTTGGATGATTTTGCTGAGCGCGTTCTTAAGCCCCGCGTTAGCCAGCTTGCTGCCAGCGTGGATGCGGACGTGGCGAACGCCTACCAGAACATCTACAACTCGGTTGGCACTCCCGGCACGACCCCTGCTACATCGCTCGTTTTGCTTCAGGCCCAGCAGAAACTGAACGAGTTTGCCGTTCCTATGGATCAGCGTTACGCCACTGTGAACCCCGCTGCCAACGCCGGTCTCGTTGAAGGCATGAAGGGCTTCTTTAATCCCACCAGCACGATCAGCCGTCAGTTCAAGACCGGCATGATGGGTGAAGGGGTTCTTGGCTATGATGAAGTCAACATGTCTCAGTCTATCGTGCAGCACACGACCGGTTCGCGTTCCACCTCGGATACGATCCTTGTCAACGGCGCTGTTACGACGCAGGGCGCATCCACCATCAACCTCGATGGCGGCACCGGCTCGGCCACCATTAAGGTTGGCGACGTGTTCACCATCGCTGGCGTGTACGCAGTCAACCCGCAGACCCGTCAGACCACCGGCAGCTTGCAGCAGTTTGTTGTCACCGCTACCGCTACCGCTTCCAGCGGCGCGTGGACCAACGTGGCGATTTCGCCGTCGATCTACACCTCGTCTCAGGCGCTGGCGACTGTGGATTCGTTCCCGGCGGACAACGCTGCTGTCACCTTCCTTGGTGCGGCTTCGACGGCCTACCCGCAGAACCTTATCTACAACAAGAACGCCATCACGCTCGGCACCGCCGATCTGTTGATGCCGCAGGGTGTGGATATGGCTTCGCGTCAGGTTCATAATGGCATCTCGATGCGTATTGTTCGTCAGTACGACATCAACAATGACCGTATGCCCTGCCGTATCGACGTTCTGTACGGTTACTCCGTGATTCGCGCGCCTATGGCCGTGCGTATGTGGGGCTAACAGCCTTTTATCTGGGGCTTCGGCCCCAGATTTCCACTTTCAACTCTTTAGGAGAATATCATGGCTCTTCCGAATGGCGCTGGTGGCTACCAGTTTGGCGATGGCAACATCAGTGAAGTTAACATCGTGACGCAGGGCACCCCTGTTGCAAAGACTGCGGCGGCTTCGCTTACCGCTGCGGAAATTACGTCTGGCATCATCACCTACACGGGCGCTGTTGCTAACCTGACGTTCCCCACTGTGGCTGACACTGAGGCTCTGGTTTCCAGCGCCAAGAACGATAGCTGCTTTGATCTTGTGATCATCAACACGGGCGGCACCAACACGGTGTCGGTTGTGGGCGGCACTGGTTGGTCGACTGTTGGTTCGCTGGCGATCGCGGCTGGCGTGTCTGGCCGTTTCCTCGCCCGTAAGGTTGGCGATCTGGCTTGGACGCTGTACCGCATCGCGTAATCCTTTGACGCCCCGCTTAACTGCGGGGCGTCTTCCCAACGAGTACATTCATGATCTATATGCGCCACGCGGTTCACGGCACTAAGGTAGCCGTTATGGAAGCCGAAGCGATTTATGATGAAACGAATGGCTGGAGCCGTTATACTCCCGGCGAAGCCTCACCATCCGATACGTCGGAACCGGTGAACGAACTTGCACCCCGGCGACGCGGTCGCAAACCGCTGAATGAGGGAATGACCAGCCATGACGACAGCCGGGGATCAAATTAACGGAGCCCTTCGCCTTCTAGGCGTTTTGGCCGAAGGTGAAACGCCGTCCGCCGCTACGTCGCAGGATGCGTTGTTTGCCCTCAATCAAATGATCGACTCTTGGGGCACCGAAAAACTTGCGACGTTTACGACGCAGGAACAGGTCTTTAATTGGCTTCCCGGCCTTATCAGTCAGACCCTTGGCCCTTCTGGCGACTTCGTTGGCGATCGCCCTGTTCTAATGGACGACGCAACGTATTTCGTCGATACGTCGTCGGGCATCTCTTACGGCATTAAAATAATCAATCAACAACAATACGATGGTATCGCGGTTAAAACCGTTACCAGTACTTTTCCACAGGTAATGTGGATCAACACCAATTATCCTAACGTCGATATGCACATCTATCCGGTGCCCACCAAGGTTCTGGAATGGCATTTCATATCGGCGGCGCAGTTGACGCAGCCAGCGGCGCTTTCTACGTTGTTGTACTTTCCGCCGGGCTATATGCGAGCGTTTCGCTACAATCTGGCTTGCGAACTTGCGCCAGAGTTTGGCGTTGAACCGTCCGCTACTGTCAATCGTATCGCCATGACGTCCAAGCGCGACATCAAGCGCATCAACAACCCCGACGACATCATGTCGATTCCCTACGCCATCGTTAGCACTCGTCAGCGGTTTAACATCTTCGCCGGAAACTTCTGA